AGCTTGAGAAGTGGGCGCTGCGTTGGTGGGACATCAATGACATGGACGCCCGGATGTATGAGCGGGCGAAGGACGCTGCCCTCTTGGGTGAGACCCTCTTCGTTCGGTCCGCGCCCAACGCGGTCAGTGGACTGTGGGAAGCCGGTCTGGTGCTGCCACATCATATCGAGTCTGTCCAGGCTGATCCGTGCAACGCCGAGCGCCTGCTGCAGGTCAACCTGAGCGACCAGGCCAGCGTGATGGTAGGTGGCCGGCGGGTGCGTAGTCTGCAGATTGCTCGGCGGCACAAGCTGGGCGAGCACGAGGGGCGCATCTCGGGCGAATGCTTCTATCTGGCGCTGAACCGCCGGCCGGGTGCTACGCGTGGCGTATCGGACCTGCTGCCGGTAATCGACTGGCTGGACCAGTTCGACCAGTTGCTTTACGCGCAGACGGAGCGGCAGCGGTTTTTGAACGCCTTCTGCTGGGACGTCACCGTTCGTGACGCTACCGAGGAGGCGATCCAGCGCAGGGCAGACGAGCTTCGCGCGTCGGGGCCGCCCCGCCCGGGCAGCCTGAACATCCACAGTGACGGCGAGGCCTGGACGGCGATGGCGCCGGACTTGAAGAACTCTGACGCTCGGGACCTGATGCAGTATCTGTTCCTGCTCATCTGGGGCGGGATGGGGTTGCCCGAGCACTGGTTCAGTTCGGCCAACACGGTGAACAAGGCTAGCGCCTCGGTGATGGACGAGCCGGTCTGGGTGGCGGCGCGTGAGCGGCAGCGGCAGTGGCGTGAGCACCTGCAGTTGATGCTTGACTACGCCATGCAGGACGTGGCCGAGCATGTGCCCGAGGTGGGTCGCATCCCTGCCGAGGAGCGTGTGATGGAGGTCGTGTCGCGCGACCCGGACCGCACGGCTTGGGGCCTGGTGGGCGCTGCGCTGAAGGGCGTCGGCGAGGCGCTGACCATAGCGTTGGCGTCGGGCCTCATCGAGCAGAACGACGCGGGGCGGGTCTACTGCAGCATCGCGTCGGCCCTGGTCAACGAGGACATCACAGCGCCCTCCGATGATGCCAGTGACCCGATGGCAGAGGCCAAGCGCCGTGTCGCTGGTGCCTACGAGCGGGCTGAGGCCAGGCTGCGCGAGGAACTGCTGGAGGCTGCATGAGCCCGGAGGAGCGCCGCGAGTGGCTGGCGGCCTACCAGCGGAAGCTGCGCAAGTTGATTGACAGCCAGGACAAGCTAGACGGGAGGGCCCGTCGTGACGTGCGCCGCATGGTGCAGGACGTGCAGCGTCGCGTGGTGGATCGCGTAGGGGAGTTGGCGCGGCAGTCTGAGGAGTCGCGGAGCGAGTGGGGAGTTTACTGGACTGGGCAGCTCCGGCGGATGCTGGTCGACGTGGTGACGGACTTTGCCGCGCGGACCGGCGAGAAGGTGGCGGACTACCTGCCCGACTCCTTCCGCAACGGCGTGGACATTGCAGACGCTGGCACGGCTGGCCTGGGGCTACACGTGCCGGCTCTGGCCCCCCAGACGCTGCAGGTAGCGGCCAGTTTCTCTGCTGACCTGGTGCAGGGTCTGGCACAGCGGTCGGTGGACCTGGTGTCGCGTGAGGTGGCGGCCTCGGTGGCTATGGGTGAGTCGCCCTGGAGGCTGATGCAGCGGCTGGAGGCCCCGGTGTCGAGCCGGGACGAGTCGGTTTTCGGCAGCGTGGCCTATCAGGCGGAGCGCATCGCCCGGACTGAGATTTCGCGGGTCCAAAGCTTGGCGACTCAGATGCGTCAGGAGCAGGTGGCGCGGGCCTATCCCGAGGTCGGCCTGCGCAAGGTGTTCCTGTGTGCGCACATCCTGGAGTGGCCGTGTGATGTCTGCAGCCCCTATGACGGCCAGGTGTTCGACGTCGACGATCGGGATGCGCCGGAGTTGCCGCTACATCCGAACTGTCGGTGCACCTACGCGGATTTTGTGCCGGGCCTGAGCGAAAAGATTTCAGGGGCGATGGTCCTGGCTGGCATCGGCGCGCAAGACTCATAAGGAGGTCATCATGGCAATCCCTCGTCGAGGCCGGCCGCGCAAGCCGGCCTCTCTCATTCTTGAGCAGGAGTCGGAGCCGGCAAGCGCCGTTGTGCCGCCCCCTGTGGGCCTGCCTGACGTGGCGCCGTCGGTTGCTGCTGCCGTCCTGTCCTGGCTGGACGGGCGCAGTGTAGGGGCGGCCTCTGTGCGTGGTGGCACCCTGACTGTTGTCTCCTGGCCGGACTGCCAGAAGGCGTCCTGGAGGCTGTGATGGACGAGCTTGCAGAGGTGCAGGAGGGTCCGCAGACCAGCGGTGACCTGGCGGCCCGGCCGTTCTTCATCGACGGTGTGGCCCTCGATGAGGCGCAGGTGCGGACGCTGGCGAGCCTGGTGGCTGGGACGGCGCATCGCGGGTCGCACCACGGCCCCTACACCCTGGGCGAGGCTATCGACGTGTGGCGCCGGCATAACTGCGTGGTGACCGAGGCGTCGGGTCGGCAGCGGTGGCGCATTCACAGCGCGAGTCCGACGTTTCGTGAGGACGAGGGCGCATCAAGTCCTGGTGAGTTGACTCTGGTCGGCGAGTTCCTGGGCGAGGCTGGGCCAGAGGGGCGCGAGTGGGACGTTGTGCTGATCCGCGAGGGGTGGAGCAGCAACGGCCGATACTACCCGCGCGAGGTCCTGGAGGCGGCCCTGCCACTGTTCGAGGGCGCGCCGATCACGATGCACGGCTGGGAGCCGGAAGTTCAGACGCTGCCTCACCTGCCTGAGCGGGTGCGGTCTGGCCTGGATGGCGGGCCAGGGGATAACGTGGTCGGCTTCTCGCGCGACGTCTATGGCGCCGTGTCTGAGTCTGGCCTGTACGAGGTGCGCGCCCGGTTCGTCTCGGTTGACGAGCGTGCTCGGCAGAAGATGGCCGAGACCTACCAGAGCGGCCGCCTGTGCACGAGTGGCCGAGACCTGTTCGGCCTGAGCATTGACGCCCGTGGGGAGTTGGTGGCTGGGGTGGCCGAGGGTCGGCGAGGTTACATAGTGCGGTCAATCGACTCGGTCAACGAGACCACGATAGTCAGCAATCCTGCGGCCGGAGGTCGGTTCAGCCGACTCGTGGCGGCACAGGAAGACGAGAAGGAGGAAACCCGGATGGATACCAGTCGGATTATGGGATTCCTGCGCCGCCGCAATCGCAGTGCGGACGGCCTGGAAGGTAAGGCTCTGGTGGAAGCTGCGATGCGCGAAATGAGCGACGAGGTCGCCCTGCAGATTGTCCGCGCGCTGCTAGACAAGGGCGACACAGAGAACGCCCTGATGGCCCTGGATGTCATCATCGGTTCCGAGAAGGGCGAAGAGAAGCCTGAACCGCCCATGGTGGAGGACCCGGTGCTGATGGCTCAGTCCGCCGTGGCTGAGGCGGTGCAGGCCGCCAAGACCCTGAAGGCTCAGGCTGAGGTGGAGCTGTGCGGCATCAAGCTGAGTCGCGCCCTGTCCGAGTGCAAGATGCCGGAGAAGGCTCAGGACGTGCTGCGCAAGCGGTTCTCCGGTAAGGCTTTTACCGAATCTGAGCTGACCGAGGCGGTGTCTGAGATGCGCAACATCCTGGCAATCAATGCTGGCGGGCAGTCTGACGTGCAGCAGGCCCGGCCAAGCATCCAGGTCGGCATCGAGGAGTCGGAGAAGGTCCGGGCCGGCGTCGACCTGTGCGTCGGCTACAACCCCGATGCGGACAAGAGCCTGAGCGAGTCTCAGCGCGAGGTTTACCGGTCGGTGCGTGGTGGGCGTCGTTCTATCCGTCGCTTGGCCGAGCAGTGGTACGGCGTCGGCGACTACCAGGACCTCGGCTCTGGCTGTGCCCGCCCTGGCAGCCTGCAGGAGGCCACGTCCTCCGACTTCAGCAACGTGCTCGGCACGTCGATGGAGAAGGCTGTCATCCAGAAGTATCGCGAGTTCCCCCGCATGTTGGACGATGTCGTAAACGTCAATCCTGACGTTGACAACTTCAAACTGCAGACCCGCATTCTCTGGGGCGGATTCGCTGGCTTGCCGGCCGTCACCGAGTCAGATAGTGCCGATAGCTACTCCAGCCTGGGGTTCCCGCGCGAGGAAGCCAAGACCTACAGCGTCGGAACCCGTGGTGGGCTGGTCACGGTGACCAGGACCATGCTGGTCAACGACGACCTGGGCGCCCTGCGTGACATCCCGGCTCGCATCGCGTCTGGGGCTCGCAATCAGGAGAACCTGTTCCGGTTCAACCTGCTCACTGGCAACGTGGGCGGTGGCGGTATCAACACTGACACCACCTACGACGGCGCGGTGCTGTATCACGCCAACCATCGCAACACGGCGACCACCGCCCTGTCGCATGCGTCCTTCCTGGCTGCGCGTCGTCGCATGCAGAACCAGCAGGGGTTCGGCGTGTCGACGCTGCTGAACGACGCCGACAACATCAACGACAGCGACACCACCATCGTGCTCGATAGCACGGCTGGGATGTTCGCCGGCCAGTTCATCCAAATCGACGCGGAGATCATCCAGATCGGCTCGGTAACCAACACCACGACCCTGGCTAGCTGCGTGCGTGGCTGCATGGGTACCACAGCGGCTGCACACAACGACGACGCGCGGGTCTATCAGTTGACTGGACCTATCCCTCTGTCCCGCATCTTCGCGGTGGTTCCCTACGAGCTCGAGGCCACCCTGATGGAGGTGCTCGGGTCTGAGCGCATTCCCGGATACGCCAACAACGACCTGAATTTCCTGAGGGCCGAGTGGCAGAACGGGCGCATCACTCCATTGGCAGTGCCGGCCTACTACCTGGGCGGCGACCTGACCAACTGGTACCTGGCCGCCCCGGCAGCGGACATCCCCTGCTTGGAGATGGCCTACCTGAACAACCGGCAGGAGCCGGAAATCCTGGTGCAAGACGACCCGCGTGTCGGCAACGTCTTCACCCGGGATAACACCCGCTACAAGGTGCGGCACGAGTATGGAGGCGCTGCGGTGGACTTCCGTGGCCTGGATGGCAACATCGTCGCCTGATAACCGGCACTGACCGCGCGGCAGGCGGCTCGGGCTACCGGGTCGCCTGCTGTGCTTAACCTGGAGGGAGAGAAGCATGAGAAGGGATTTGCGGGTTCTGCTGGTGCTGGGCATGGTGCTGCTGATCTGCGGCACGGTCATGGCCGCCAGTGGAGACATCTGGGCGTTGCGCAATGCTGCTGGGTCCGAGGTTCTGCGCGTGCTGTCGACGGGCGAGCTTGTTCCCGGTGCCGACAACACCCAAGACTTGGGCACGTCGGCGCTGTCGTGGAACGACGCCAACATCCAGGGGACGGCTACGCTTGGTTCTGCCGGCGTGACTGGTAACGCCACGGTCGGCGGGACCCTGGGCGTGACCGGGGCCAGCACCTTCACCGGCGCCACGGTCCACAACGGCGACGTCAACCTTGGCAACGCCGCGACTGACGCCGTGACGATGGCTGGCCGGGTCTATGCCACGGACAAGCTGGACGTGACTGGGGCGACTGCTCTGGCCAGTACCCTGAGTGTGACCGGCGCCAGCACCTTCACTGGTGCGACCACGCACAACGGGGACGTTACGCTGGGCAACGCTGGGACTGACACCATCACGATGGCCGGCGCGGTCTACGCTAACGACAACGTCACGCTGGGCAACGCTCTGGCTGACGCCATCGATATCAACGGCACCGCGACTCTGTCGTCTGTGCGGTTCTCGGGCTACATCAACGGCACCATCAAGGACACCCCCGCGGACTACACCGTGATCGCCGGGACGGACCACTTCGTTACCGTGTCCAACACGGATTCGGCGCGGACTGTCTACCTGCCCACGGCGGCCTCGATTGGCCCTGGCGGCATCATCGTCGTCAAGGACAAGTCTGGCGGTGCCAATACCCACAACATCACGGTTGAGGGTGCTGGTGATGAGACGGTGGATGGCTCTGCCAACAAGGCGATCGCCACGGCCTACGGGGCCCTGCGGCTCATCACCGACGGCACCAACTGGTTCACGTTCTGAGCGAGCGAGGAGCGCAGCATGAGCTACTCTGCCATCCGCAAGCGGGTGCGAGATATTGCCCAGGTCCCCGACACCACGGCTGTCACACAGATGGCCAGTGACACGGACACGGACAAGGTCGAGCACCGCTGCATCCAGGGGGCTCTGCTGCGCTTCTCCGCCGATCGGCCGCGGCGCTTCGTGGCGCGCTACGCTGCGACGGGCGCCTACGAGTATGCGCTGGCCTCGGTCGTGACAGGCTGGGATGAGGGTTATTCGCTGCAGCGGGTCGTTGTTCCGACCGGCAGCCAGAGCCGCAACGTCTTGGACGAGGCGGATTGGGAGGTCTACCAGCGGCACGATGACAGCGCCTGGTATCTGCGGTTCCTGGACAACGCGCCGGGAAGCGACTATTTCGGGGTAGAGGGCACCCGGCCGCACGTGCTGGATAGCACCACTGACACGGTGACATCTGACACGCCGCAGTTGGTGGACGCCTTCAGCAAGCTGGCCGCTGCCGAGGTCCTCGACGTGCTGGCCAACTATTACGCCCGCAACGCCGAGAGCACCATCGGCGCGGACGGCGTGAACTATTCGACTCAGAGCGACGTCTATTCGCGGCGGGCGAAGGCTTTGCGCGGGGAGTATGCGGAGCAGGTCCGGCAGACTGGCGGCGGCAGCGGGGCGGCATCAGGCCGCTTCGTGGATTGGGACTCCAGCCTGACTGGCGGCGCGGACCGGCTCTTTCACCGCCGGGCCCTGACCTGATGGAGATCCGTGCCGAGGTCCGAGCGCAGGGGGCGCTGGCTGAGGGGCAATCCATTGAGGGCGTGCGGCGGTCGGTCTGGGTGCATGTGGTGCGCGCGGCTTCTGCCCTGCAGGGGGCCCTGGTGGCAGCGACTCCGGTCGGCGCCGTGGGGGCCCTGCGTGGGGCCTGGCAAGTGGTCTACGACGAGCCTACGCTGACGGCTCGCGTAGTCAACAACATGGAGTATGCGCTGCCGGTGGAATTGGGCCGCCGCGCCAAGATGCCGCCCGTGGCGCCAATCCAACTGTGGGTCGAGCGCAAGCTGGGCTTGAGTGGCGACGAGGCGGAGCGCGCGGCCTGGGGCATCGCCAAGAAGAAGGCCAAGACGGCTACGCCCGGGCAGCATTTCGTCGAGCGGACTTGGGACGTGGCCATGCCGATCATCGAGCGCGAGGAGTTCGGGGACGGGCTGACGCTGACCATCATCAAGGACCTGGAGGGCTGAGGTATGGCCTGGAGCAGCATCGTCTCGGCCCTGGCGACGCGCATCGACGCGGTGACCGGCGTCAACGGGGTCTACCAGTATCTCCGCTGGAGCAAGGACGCCGCAGGGACGGACGCCTGGCGGACGCTGTTCGTGACGGGCAACGTCATGCAGACCTGGATGTTGACGCGGACACGGCAGACCAGCCTCGTCTGCGAGGACGACGACAACCGCTATCGGGTGCGGCATGACGTCGAGATCCAAGCCTTTTACGCGCTGGACGATTCGGCGGCGACCGAGACCACCTTCAACGGCCTGGTGTCGGCAGTCTGCGCTGACCTGCGCGCGGGGGACCGGACGCTGGGCGGGGCCTGTGTGACGATGACCGAGCCGCAGGCGGAGGTCCGGCATGGCATGTTCGGCCAGGGACAGGGCGTCCTGTCGCACGTGGCCACCATCAGATTCACCGTGGAGGAAGTGCTGTGAGTATGTGCGACGAGATTATGGTCCTGCAGAGCGCTGCCCGGACCGCGACCACGAATTCGGCGGAGATTCTGAACCTGATGGGCGCGCGGGGCATCCTGCTCTACCTGGACGTGAGCGCAGTGGTCAGCACGCCCAATCTTTCGGCCGTGTCGCTGCAGGTGCCAGTGGGCGCATCCTGGCAGACGGTCTACACCTTCGGGTCGCTGACCTGCGCCACGACTGGTATGCGGACCTTCTGTATCCACCCGGGCGCGGCGAGTGCTGCGTCCTGGACTGCCGCGCCTTTGCAGGGCCCCCTGCCGCGCCGGTTCCGCATTGCGGTGACTCATGATGACGCGGACAGCATCACCTACTCGTTGCGGGCGGACCTGGTGCCGTAGTGGCACACAGCGTCAACATCAAGGCGGTCGGTGATGCGCTGGTCTCCTACCTGTCGAGCAACCTGACGAGCCTGGGCCTGGTGTCCTGCTCGTGGGTGGCGGGGATGCGGTCTGAGCCGGTCTATCCCGCCAACCCCAGGACGGACTGCCCCCTGCTGCGCCTGCGCCTCTACACGGCTGACCTGGCGCCCGGCACGGTCAAGCAGTCGACGGACGTCACGATGCAGGCGAGCCTCTACTACTACCGGCGCCAGACGGCGGGGCAGGCGCACCAGACGCTGCTTCTGTCGGCCCTGGAGACCATTGCCGAGTTGTTCACCGGCGACTGGCGGCCGAGCGGCATCGAGGCCCTGCCTGGCATCGCGCTCTACTCGGTGGTCCCTCGCCAGATGGTGATCCACGACGAGATGCCACACCCTCTCGGGGACGATCCTGCGATGCGCGTCAGCGTCGGGGAACTGGTCCTCGTAATCACCTACAGGAGCAATGCGTGATGGCCAAGTGTAGGCAGGTCCAGATGATGCGGCTGCGTGTGCCGCATGAGCCGAACCGAGACGAGGGGGCTCCGGTGCGCTTGGTTGCGCTGGGCATCACGGTCCCGGTTGGCGAGTGGTTCGAACTGCGACATGACAGGGCTGCCGAGGCCTTGCGCACGTATCCGTGGCTGGAGGTCGAGGACCCGGCCAGCGAGGTGCCGGCCCAGGGTGCCGGGAGAAAGGCGGTAATCTGATATGGGTGTCGGGCAATCTTGGGGCGGCGGATTCGCGGTCAAGACCGAGACAACGTTTGGGGCTAAGGCCGATTTGTCGAGTGGGTCGACCACCATTCCGATCAAGTCGGAGAGCCTCGCGATGGAGCATCCGAGGCATATCTACGGTAACATCCTGACGAGCCGGGTAGCCTATGGCACCGCAGGCGGCGTGATAACCGGTGGTGGCAACTTCACGCTGGAGGCTGACGCCGTGAGCGTTGGCTTGCCGCTGCTTTACTGGAATGGCCAGGTGTCGAGCGCCGCCCTCCCGGGCATCAGCGCGGCTCCGACGGGTGTCGTGTCGAGTGGCGGGACCCTGCCGGCGGGCGACTACTACTACAAGGTCGCTGCAGTCTGGAGGCACACGGTCTATGGCATGTGCGTGGCCAACGCCAGTGCATCTTCGGCAAAGATCACGACCACCACGGATAACAAGACGGTTGCCCTGTCCTGGACGAATCCTTCGACGTTGACCCCTCCGACGGGGTGGGCTTACGCTGGCACGGCCATCTACCGGACGGCTGCTTCTGGCGCTGCTGGGAGCGAGAAGTTCCTGCACTTCGAGTCAGGGACGGGCTTGACCTGGACCAACAGCACCACGCTGGCGCTTGGCACGGCCATCCCTGCGACGTCGGTCTATGCTCACACCTACGTCCCGGCGGCGGTGGCTCCGAGCAAGAACCCGCTGGTACCGTTCTCGGTCGGCGTGCTCAAGGACAACGACGAGTCCGAGCAGTACTTCGGCTGCCGGATGAACACGTTCTCGCTGTCGGTCGGTGATGCGGATGCGCCAGCGGAGATGACGTTCGAGCTGATGGCCCAGCGGTGCACCGCGTTGGCAAATTTCGCTCCTTCGCCGAGCGCGATCGCGCCGGTGATGAACTGGCAAGCCTACGTTCTGCAGGACGATGCTCAGATGACTGGTGTCGAGGCCATCGAGGTGTCGGCGACCAACAACCTGGAGGCCGTTCCGCAACTGGCGGGGGTCAACTATGTCCGCGAGTTCTACCCGGGCGAGCGGACGGTAAGCGGTACCATCACCATCGCCTTCGAGAACCACGACCAGTACGACAAGATGATGGCCGGCACTCCGTTCAAACTGCAGGTGTTCCTGTTCGGGCAGGCCACCACGGCGACGGGGTCGGCTGATGACGGCCTCGGCAACGCCATCATGGCTTGGCCTTACGCTGTCCAAGTGGACCTGTGGCAGTGCTACTACACCGGCGGCGGTGCGAACCTGTCGGGCCGTGATCGCCTGGTGGCTCAGTTCCCGTTCGTGGCGGTGCACAACACAGCCGAGGGCGAGGAGATGCAGGTCAAGGTCTACAACAAGACGGCATCCTACGCGTAACCTGTCAGGCCGTTGCAGGGTGGCCCCGTGCTGCCCTGCAGCGGCCTCTCTGTGCCATCCTGGAGGTCTCGACGATGGAATCCCTATCCGCCGCCCTGTTGGCCTATGCAGCGACGCCTGAGGGGGCGGATTCGCTGCGTGCTGTTGGCTGGTTCCGTGCGCTGCCTGAAGAGGCAGAGGTGCTCATTGACAACGGTCGGCGGGTGTTGCTGCGCGAGATGAAGGATGAGGCCCTGCTGGGCTGGCTGAGGATGGAGCTGCAGGTTGCGCGCATGATAGCCGGCGAGGCTGATTCCGATCGCAAGCTGGCTGCTATGCTGGTGGGCAATGTGGCGTTGGTGGCGCTGGCGCTGGGGGTATCGGCCGAGGATGCGTCTGCGCTGTCTCCGCAGGTGCGGCGCAACGTGGTCGAGGTGCAGGACCGCCTGAACAATACCGCCATGTATGCGGATGCCCTGTTGGGGGTGCCCCATGGCCGCTAATCGGTTGGAGTTGATCCTGAGCGCCTCGACACAGGCGCTGGAGTCCGGGCTGAAGTCAGCCCAGGACGCCATCGGCAAAGTCAAGACCGAGGCCGAGGGTCTCGGGGAGTCCTCGACCACTGCCGGCGACCAATTGGGCAGCATCGCGCGGAATGACCGTATCCAGGCCCTGGCGACTGCGGGCGAGAAAATCAGCGAGATTTCCGGCAAGGTCGGGGCGCTGGCGGACAAGTTCCTCGAAGCCGGCAGGGAACTGGACGACCTGAAGGATACTGTCGGGACCTTCACTGGCGCAGGCCAGGTCGATGCCATGACCAACTCGCTGCGGCAGATGTCGGTGGAGTTGGGCGTCCCGGCGAAACAGTTGGTTGACGCGCAGCAGCGCCTGGAGCTTTTCGGTGTCACTGGCACGGACATGCTGCAGCGCGTGGCTGATGCTGCTGCCGGGTCAGGCAAGGATATTCAGCAGGTCGGCGAGGTGGTTGCCCAGTTCCTGTCGGGCAACGAGCGGGCCCAGATGCAACTGGAGAAGATGCTCAACATCCCTCCAGATGCCCTGGCAGAGTTCGGCGCGGTGGTGGACGCCAACAACAAGGTCCTGATGGACACGCCAGCGCACGCTGAGGCTGCCCGCGTGGCCCTGGAGGCTATGCTCGACGGCCAGTTTGCCGGCAAGGCGAAGGCTATGGTCGACCCTGTCGACGTGCTCGATGGGAAGATACAGGTCCTCACCCAGGACATCGGCGAGAACACCCTCGCCGTCAAGAACTACCTCGCCGAGGCCATGCTGCCCTGGCTGGATACGCTGTCTGGGATGCCCGACAGCATGAAGGCTGTCGTTGGCATCGGCACTGAGGTTGTCGGCACCGTCGGAGGCATCGCTGGGCAGGGCCTACAGGCGGCAGCGGCATTGAAACTGCTGGGCGTGAACTCTGCGCTGGCCGGCACAGCCATGGCCACGGCCGGCAACGTCGGCAAGATGGGGATGATGGCGCTGGCGAGCCCCATCGGAATTGCCATCACGCTCATCGGAGGTCTGGCTCTCGGGTTCCATCGATACACGCAGGAACTGGAGAGCGCCAACCAGGCGGCAGAGAGCCTGCTGCAGACCGAGGAGCGGAGAGCCGCAGCACTGCGCACACACGCAGACCACATCGGCAAGTCCGCTGGCGAACTGAAGCGTATCGGGGTCAAGTCGTCCGAGCTGGTCGACGTCATTGGGGGGATGCAGGACCAGGCGCAGGCCGCCCGCAATGTCGGCAACTACGCGAAGGAGCGCGAGCTGGTCGCCCAGATTACGGCGATGCAGCGGGTGAAGACGGAACTGGCCGGCATGGAGCAGGCTGAGCGCGACGCGAAGGAGCGCGAGCTGGTCGCCCAGATTACGGCGATGCAGCGGGTGAAGACGGAACTGGCCGGCATGGAGCAGGCTGAGCGCGACGCGGCCGAGGCCAAGAAGGCGTCTGCGTCGACTCCCTCAGTGGCGCCCGTCGAGGTCCCGAGTCTGCAGGCATACACGGCGGCGACAAACGATGCGACTACCGCCGTGCGCAACCTGGGCGCAGCCAAGGCGCAGGCTGCAAAGAGTGACGATAGGCCCGCATCCAAGCCCGCATCCAAGCCCGCTGACAAGCCCGCATCCAAGCCCGCATCCAAGCCCGCTGACAAGATGGCCGATAAGCCACGGCGCCAGGAGGCTATTACTCGTGGATTCGGCTATTCCGAGGCCGCAGACGCAGCGACAACCCTGCGGGTCGAGCAAGACAAGACTGTCGCCTCGTCGTCCAAAATCGCAGACAACATAGAGCGCGCGGCGACGGCCATGGACACAGCCGCAGCACCTGGCAAGAAGTCGTTGGCCGACCGGATGAACGCCCTGGAGTCACCGGCGTCAGCCAACGAGATAGGCGGTGTCGATGCGTTCGCTGCATCTCAGGCGAAGTTACTGGGTCGAGACAAGTCATCCAGGACGCAGTCGACCTCGCCCGACGCGAATCCCCATGGACGGTCCCCGGCGGGCGGGGTGGGTGGCGGAGACATGTCGAGCGGGAAGCTCGCTGAGATTGCCGGCCTGCTGTCGCAGTTGGTGGCCATTACAAGTGGCATCGCGTCCAGCCTGGGGGGGGCAGGTCGCGCGTCCCGAGACCCAATCAAGACCGACGCCGACATGGCGTCATACTTCTCATCGCGCGGTATTGCATAGAAAGAGGAGGCGCACGTGAGCGTAGCATCGACCGATCTGAAGATGTTCCAGGCGACAACCATGCCGTCTGGACTAACCACAGAGGACGTAGGCGGGGCTATCACGGCGACCCAGGTCACAGGGTCGACCGTTGGCGAGATATTTCCGACCCTGGCGAGCGCCGGAGACGGCGGCGGGACGCGGACGTGTTACGCATCGGTGTTTTGGAGCAACACCAACGCGGATAACGACCTGCTGGCGGCGAAGGTCTACCTGCGCAACGCCCTGGCGACAGTCGGGTCGGCCGGCACGGTCTCTCTGGCTAGCACCAGTGCCGCCGACGACGCCGGTAAGTTTGTCCGCGTCAAGGGCTATAACTCGTCGAGCGAGCCGCTCTCCGAAGACATCGCGCTCGATGGGCTCACCCCGGCGGTCGGCGCCGAGACGTTCTCAGCCATCCATCGTATCGAGTGTAGGCTTGTGTCTGGCGGCGCCCTGACCACGACGGCGGGAGATGTCACGTGCACGCGCGGGTCGGCCCTGGGCATGATTCCAGCGGGCTATAAGTCGGCGACGTCTGAGGTCGCATTCGGACTGGAGGCCAGCCTGGACACGAGCGCCACGACCACCGATGCAACCACGGCTCCAGGCGGCATATCGTTCTCTGCTCCGACAACCTACGAAACGGGCACGGCATGCGCCAACAATGGCACACTGACGGCTGATGCCAACCAGCAGATGTGGGTGCGCCTGCAGATTGCTGAGAGGGCTAAAGCGTCGGCTGACGTGGACATGGTCTTCGCTCTGTCCGGAGAAACGGAATAATGCCCACATCGTTCTCCTCCAAGAGCATCGGCGAGACTATCGCCGCGGCGCACGTAAACGCCCTCCAAGACGCGGTGAACGACCTGGAGAGCGGCAGCGCCATCTACGTCGTTGCGTCTGGGTCGTCCAATGCCTACACGGGCACGCTGTCTCCCGCGGTTTCGGCCCTGACGGCTGGATTCGCCGTCGCCATGTTGGCCAATCACGACAACACTGGGGCCGCGACGCTAGACCTGAACAGCACCGGAGCGGTAGCCATCAAGAAGACCGACGGGGCGACCGACCTGGAATCCGGGGACGTGAGAGACGGACAGGTCTACCTGCTGGTTTACGACGGGGCCAACTGGCAGGTGGTTGGTGGTGGCGGTGGCGGAAAGCCCCAGACCGTCAATCCCGCCATCTGCGACGCCCGCCTGACCCTGACGACCGGCGTCCCGGTGACGACGGCCGACGTGACGGGCGCGAGCACGGTCTACCTGACCCCCTACCGAGGTTGCCTGGTCTCCCTCTACAACGGGTCGGCGTGGGCATACCACACTCTTACCGAGAAGAGCATCGCCCTGTCAGGCCTGACGTCCGGCAAGAACTACGACGTGTTCCTCTACGACGACTCCGGCACCCTGAAGCTGTCGCTGTCGAGCGCGTGGACGGACGACACGACCCGGAAAGACGCCCTGGCCTACCAGGACGGCGTGCGGGTGCTGGCGAGTAACCATACCCGGCGACTGATGGGCACCATCCGTGCGACGGGGGCGGATACGACAGAGAGCAGTCTCCTGCGCCGGTTTGTGGTCAACGAGGCCCGCCCCGTCCAAACTGTGTGCAGCGTGTTTAAGGATGGAGACTGGAGTTACTCCACCAATTCCTGGCGCTACGCGAACAACGACTCGTCGGCCCGGGTCGAGTTTCTTTGCGGGGCCGCGGCGCATATCGAGGGTATCGGGCTGGTCGTCATACGGGCGACGGATGGAGTGGCGGGAATCGGCATCGACGGAATCACGGGCAACCTCGATGGGACCTTTGGGTGCTACACCGCCCTGAGT